ACCATCTATTTTTGAGAACATAACTGCATCAGCTAATGTGTCATTATATTTCGGATTATGAACAGTTGCCTTTGGAAGGCTTGATGTTAACTGCTGCTTTATTTTGTCTCTTAAGAAATACGCTGCCGATATTAAGGCTCGTTTTTCTGCAAAAGGAAGTTCTTTTACTACCTTTTCAAACTTGCCTATTAATGTTCCTTTTATGCTAACTTTTATGTTGTCCATTACGTATTCACTAAGGTTGTCTGTATTTCTATGTTGTTATAATAGACGTTTTTGTTTATCGACATTATTTTCCAAAACTTATCTTCCCATTTAATGCGGTCAGTTTCTTTAACTGGAATATATGAACGAACAATGAACGTAAGTGTGATAGGAAAAAATATTTCTCCTTCAGAAACAACTTGATTCTCTGAATTGAAAATTATGTGTGCTTTTGTACTGCATCTATAAGCATATGATGATTGTATTGCACCATAAGGGTTCTTCTCCGTAACAAGATTATATAATTGTATTGGATGTTTAAGCAATGATGAATTCATATTAATAATTTCTGTATAATTTTAAAAGTGTGAACACTGATTGAGGAATCTCTATTGCTTCTCCTGAACTTCCGCGTTGCTGTGAATAAAAATAATCCACAAGCATGCGCATTGCATGACGGACAGTTGATGGAAGCTCTCCATTCTGTGCTTCAAGCTCTTCAAGAGAACAATCTATCAATTCTGAAACTGTATCTTCTGCTGCATCTCCTATCATCTCCAAATATTCATCATCACCATCCCAGTCAAGATCTACATTACACTGCTTTTTTATTTCGTTTATTGAAAGATATTGCATAGTTAAGTCGTCTATTTTTGAAAAGAGCGTGAGCGCAAATGCCCACGCTCCACGTACACTAATGAAATCTTAAGTTTGATCACTTGTGTATATCTCTATGGAAGAATGATTTACTCCCCCGCTACTATCTTACCGAATGCGAATGCTTCTGGACGAAGTACAACTGCGTCGAAGTATGCATTGATAACAAGACGGATGCATCCGTTTACTGCTTGAGTGTATTGATCTACTGTGATTTCGATGTCACCCCAAGAACCGATTGCAAGATAATTGAAGTCACCATAAGCGAACTTGTCCTTATTGCCTGCACCACCGTTGATGTTTGATGCCCATAATGCAGGTGTACCATCTACTGTGTCATTTTCCATTACCATGCCTGTGTTGTTTGTGCCCTTGATCATTGAACGTAAGTCAGCACGTGCACCTGTACCAAGCAAGTATTTCTTTTGACCGTTGATATTTGCATCATCTAATGTTGATTCGAATTCGCAAAGATCTTTGAAGTCTGTAATTGATGTGTATTCTGCACCATAAAACAAACCACCTGGCTTAACATCGTCCTTGTCTGCATTGCCTAAGATTGTTGCTTGAAGCTTGTCGTTCAATGCATTAACGATGTCTCTGCGGAGAGCTGCTTCTACTCCTATTGTGTCTTGTGCTAAAAGTTGCTTTGAAATATCAACATATGCACTGATACGCTTTGGAGAAAGCTTCTTTGTTGTAAACTCATTGCCTGTTGCGCTTGCTGCTGCTACTTCACCAGCCCAGCCAACTGAACCCTTGCCCATGATTGGCACTTGAACATCACCCTTTGGAAGTCCTGTGTACCAACGTGCACCAATTTGTGAAAGGATAGAATTTGCATATAATGGCTCTAAGATGCCTTCTATCTCTGTTTCGATTACTTCATCGTGAACACCACCGTCACCTGTAACTTGCATTGTACGTGTTTCTGCATTAACAGTTATAGTCTTAATGTTGTTGTCGATTGCATTACGCAATTCTTTAACTAATGTCTTTTTCATCATTTTATTTCTTTTGCTATTTTTTTCTTCGTCATCTTTAACTTCTTCTTCATCAGGAAGTTCTCTTTCATATTCTGCAAGCTTGTCTTCGAGAGCTTTTAACTCGGCTTTCTTGCCTTCTATCTGTTCTTTAAGGTCGCAAAACTCCTTGTCTTCGTCTTCTGTCATTTCGCGCACTTCAGATCTACATAATTCAACAATTTCCTTAGAACGAGCGACAAGTTCGTTGATTTGCTGCTTAATTTCTACGCTGCTTAACATGTGTTTTTATGATATTTTTATATTTATGTCTTATAATCCATAAAGATTATTAATATAATATAGAACATTTAAAAAGTAGGGTGCTAAAACCCTACTTTATTATAACTGAGGATCTTCTGCCTTATTGAATGTTGCTGTGCCACTTGCATTAAACACTATGTCAAAGTGATCTGCACAATCAGTGATCACTATGTTTGCATCAGTGCTTGAATAAGTGAAGTCTGATGTTGTCTTACCGCTATCACAATTTAGAACGAACATCGCTCCTGCTGTATATGTTGCTGTTGGATCCCATGCATAGTCAGGATGGAAAGTAAGACCGTCATTCAAAGCATCACCAGTAAATGCTACTTCTATTGGTTGTGCCACTGCTTGCACTGTGATTGCTACATCAGAATCAGGCATTACATAACTTGTGCCTACTCCCCATAATGGATCTTCACTTGTCTCTAATTGAGGATCTGTTGCTGTTGGTGTAAAGTCACGTTCATCAATTTCGAAAGGCTGTCCTACTGCATATGTATATGTTTTTGTTCCTGTAGTTTCATCATATGTACCTTCTAACCAAGTTGCTTCACCATTTACATATCCACAAATGTTTAATTGATTTGTGCCACCACTTATAACAATATTATGTGTGCTAACTACAGGTTCTTCATATGTAACTGATAATGTAACATCTTCATCTGGCATTACAAAATAGAAGAATGGAATTGAATTATATGAACTGGTTGAATCTACAAATGTTGCTTGTACACCTGTTATAGTATAATATTCATAATGATCACCTCCATATCCGTCTGTAAACATCTTGAAATATTTGCCTACTTCTACATTTACTGGAGATGTTGGGTTATCAATTTCTCCTGCATCACTGTCTAACTCATCTGTTATTCTACATAATGTAATTCCTTGTACATCAAATGTAAGTGTATGTCCTGTTGGTGTTGGAGGTTCTGGAGAAGGTTCTACACCGCCTGCCCAAGGATCTGTAACGCATATTACAAACTGATTGAATCCTTTTATCTTATCTGCTAAAGACGCATTCAATTCTTTATATCCATCGATACATTCGTTCTGCACGAAGATTACTGTTGCATCACTTGTTTGCTGTGTAATCTCGAATGGTGTAAGATCAAACACGTAAAGCTCTGTACCTACTAATTTTTGCATTTTGTTTATATGATATATTTATGTTTTTGAAATTTCATCTATTTCTTTCAACTTTGCATCTAATGAAGCAATTAACTGTGCTTTCTTTGCTTCCTCTTCTGCTTTAAAGTCTTCTAATGAACGTGTGTTAACTTCTGTTGCTGAATATGCTGGTGTACATGATAAAATAGAAATTTCATCTAATAAGCTAAATGATCTTATTGTTCTATTATATGTACCGTCTCTATTTGCACTCCATTCATCTACATCAGGGACAAAAGCAAAAGAGAGAGCATCATAGTCACCACGTCTTATTCCTTCTAAAAGTTCGTCACCACTTGATGTATTTGGAAGTTCAGTTTCAAACTCAAGGCCTCTGTCTGTTATAAATAGACGCAATGAACCTTTGCCGTACTTTGAGCGGGCAAATGTTCCCTGTGACGCATCATGGTTGACATACAACTTGACATCCATAGAGCTAATTAAGTCATCATTCAACGCATCTTTGCTGATTGTCTCGTAAAACGTATTATTAAGAAGTTCTGAACGGCTCTCTGAAGGAATTGCTAAACCAGAGATCATTCGTGATTCTTCTAATGCACGTATCTCTGCTGTTATATATCTTTTCTCTATATTATTCATCTTGTTCTTCTTCTGTATTTTTATCTTCACCTGTTATTTTGTTTTGTTCAGTATCTGTGTATAAAGCATGAAGTTCGTCACCGCCTTCTACTGGAGAATATCCTAAGTTTTCACGTACCTCATTCACTGTCAATATGCCTTTCTCGCATAATGTTGTCAAATATGAAACTTGTGATTGCTTATCTGAACGAACAATGTCATCTTCTGCTATGTCTATAAAATATTTTGTCTTGTCTTTATATGAAATAAGTTTACTGTTTAATTCTTCTTCCATCATAACAATATATGGTGACAAAGTATTTAAAACAAACTGTAACTGTGCCTGTTCCAATGTGTTATAAGACATCTTTGTAAGGTCACCAAGCATTACTGGAGACATATTGAACCATCTTGCTACTTCTGTGACGTTGAAGACACGTGTTTCAAGTAACTGTGCGTCTTTAGAATTTGAAGAGATTGCTTGATATTTCATTCCGCCTTCGAGCACTGCTAAACCTGTGCCTGCTCCTAACTGGCTTTCATTCCATGCTTGTCTTATAGATTGTCTCTGGTCCTTTGTAAGACGAGGCGTATCGGTTGAAAGGATGCCCTGCACTTGAAGACCGTTGTTGAAATATTCTTGTGCTGCTTTATCGGCTGAGCCTGAAAGCTTTATCGTGTTGTTGGCGAAAGAAAGAAGTGAACGTCCTTCTACACCATTTATTGAAAGCATCTTAAAATGCAAGATGTTTATTGGCTCTATCAAAGATGATGAAACTCTTGGTGCTTGATAAAGAAGCGTCCTTGTTGCCTTATTGTAAACTATATTGCATTCACCCATTGGCAAATAGATGATCTCTTCTGCATCACCGTTCTTTGAACGCTTTATGTATGCAAAGCCGTTGCCATATAAGATCATATCACTTATCATATTCTTTACTGTCATAAAACGACCTACATTTGCATGGTCGAAAAGATGTAAAGCATAGAAGTTGTCTGGCACATCAACATCATTGTCATTTGCCTTAATGTTCCAACGCATTGAAGCAAGTGAATTTGTGATTAAGCTGATGGCGCAAAAGAAAGGTGATTGACTTAAAGCATCATAGTCCTTCAAAGACAAAAGCTTGTTAAGTAAAGCTACACCTTCTGCTACTTCTGTACAAGCATTCTGCTCTACAACTGGCTTTGGTTCATCGTTTCTCTTTTCTTTTCTGCCCCAATTAAATATATTCATAAAATTGAAGTTAATATTTTATATAATATAGAACATTATAGAAATTATGTCTTTATTCAATTATCCATGCTTCTGGTGAGAAGTTGCGTGATTCTAAATAAGCACCTAATGCTTCTATCATCGCAATGACACCGTCAATCTTGTTGTTCTTGTCACCTCCACTCTTCGTTGGCTTGATGTTGTCATTATGATCTATCATCAGTTCACAGTTTGCAAACATCCAGTCAATGACAGGGTTGCTTTCGATGATGCATTTTCCTGAAAGTATAAGCATCTGTATGAACTTGCTTGGTCGGTTGAAAGAAGATAATGTCTGGCTGTAAGCGGTCATTGGAAGTCCGTTGTTCTCGGCATTGATGACATATTGCGTACTATTATATGCGTCATATGATATAGTTTCAAAACAAAGATGCTTGTTTAAGTCTAACTGGTCTTTAAGTATAAATTCGTAATCGACTACGTTCCCGGATGTCTTTATTGCCCATCCTCTTCTTATCCATTCTTTATAGAATTCTCTGTTTGGAGAATATTTGATTGCTTCTTCGGGGATGTATATCTTGACACCAAAGATGAACTTATTTGGATGCACTGCTCTTCGTTCATTTGGCGGAATGCAAAATGCTGTTGCTGTAAGGTCACTGACACTTGAAAGATCGACACCACCATAAGAAATCTCTCCTTCATAGTCAGAAATACATATCTTTTCCATGCATGCCTGTATATAGTCACGAGGAATCCATACATCTGAACTTTGACACCACATATTCAGGTTCTTTGTCTTGATTGACACCTCATTTGCTGGTGTATTGATTGCTGAACGTACCTGGTCACGCATATATTCGTACCCAACTGTATTGCCTAATGAAGGGTTCGCCTTTACCCATACATTTTCGTCCTTCCAGTCATCATCTTCGTCCAACTGGTAAAGAGCAGCAAACCAAGTGTCGTCCTCTATCATTTCATTTAAGATCTGTGTACAATATTCCCATTGGTTGTATAATGGATAAGTTGAACCGATATGAAATCCGCATGTCGAGATTGCTACCGACAAAGGCTGGTCGATTGCACCCTGTCCTGTCTTTAAGATGTTCCATGTCTCAAATGTCTTTGCTTCATGTCCTTCATCTTGTAAGAACATTGCAGGACCAAGTCCGTCAAGCTTTGATGTATCAGATGAAAGAATATTGATGCGAGCACCTGTCGCTGGCACCTTGATGTCGTGTCTGAAACGCTTGAACAACTTCTCTTTCGGGTCTAACGACTTGGCCTGGTCTGAACAGTGCCTGAATGCTATGGCCGCTTGCTTGGACGAATTGGCGATGAAGTCTATCTCTGGGGCTACTTGTCCGTCACACACCGCTACGGTAAGAGCAAGAGAAGCACCTATGAAGGTCTTGCCCGACTTTCTTGACATAAGCAATAAGACATTCTTGGTGACACGCTTGTCCGTTGCTTTATACTTCCATCCAAAGACATTTGCGTATATCCATTGCTGATAGGGAAGAAGGATGAAGTTCTTTCCGGCATGCTTGCCCTCTGAATGCTTCATCTTCTGAACAAAACTTATCTTCTTATCAACATCGGGAGCATCAAAATATATATCGTCACGCTGAGAGAAGTTCATCATTCGCTGACAAGCAAGCTTTATGTACTTTCCTGTAACTATACGATCATTTAGAACGTCATCGGCATATTTCCAATATTCTTTTGAAAGATCTATGTTTGTCAAAATTTAATATTATATATTTTTTATATTTTTCTTATGTTTAAGTAAAAGACATAATATAATATAGAAAAAAGGGACCGTTAAAACAGTCCCTTTGAAAGACACTAAAAATAGTGTGTCAGTTAGAAAATTGATTGTATTGAAAATTGAAAAACATTCTATTTGTCTTCTTCTACAGGGACATAACTAAAAATCTTATAAGTTGTCCCTACATCACTCCCTTCATCGATTTCCGTTATAGACATATTTATATTGTTTTCTGATTCACGTAACAATGACATATATTCTTTCAAAAGCACCCAAAGCATATCTGCTGTCTTACTTATCTTTAATGTCACCATTATGATGAATGAATTATTTGTCTTATCAAATCTTAAGTTGCTTGTGACACTTTCAAAATCATACAAAGCATCTATCATATTATCGAATGTCTTAAAGACAAAATCTTTATCGTTTGCTTTCTTGATGTTGTCACATGTCAGTCTAATTCTCTTTGTCATGTATTTCATTGTATTTTTTTATTATAACTTTTATTTATTATATAATAATAAAAAAATTTTCAATGAAGAAATATATTTATGTGAAACTTTTTGGGGTGGAAGCCTAACCATCATATATTTAGTCACATGTCTGTGTCTAAAGACATGTTATATGTTTTTGTATTGTTGCGTATCTAAAGAAAAGGGTGACTTACGGTGCAAAAAATAAGAAATATCTTTATAATTATGAATAAAAAAATATGAATAACCAATAATAAAAAACAGTGAGTAATGAAAAAATGAATCTAACTGCACACCTTCACAGGCCCACCCAAGAAAGTTTGTATAACCGCCGTTATACAATATATATAATATAGAATCATTAGTGTTCTGAATTCAATTTCTTGTTATGATTATGTATCTCCATGTGGCATTTTCTACAAACGGCCATAAGATTCTGAGGATCCAATAATAATGCAAATTTGTCTTCCATTGTCTCACCTTTAGAAAATTCTACTTTATGGTGGACTTCTTCTGATGGAACAGATTTTCCGTTAAACAAGCATCGCTCACATAAGGGGTGTGATTGAATATACCAATTGCGTAATCGCTTCCAAGCTGAATTATTATAGTATTTTCCCCATCTATCGTTATGTCTTTTTATATCTGATTGTGTTGCTTTATTCGGTCTTCCTATTCGACGTTTAACAATATAGGGCATGTTTTTATTTATATAGAATCAAATTGTTAAAGAGTTTTAAATAAGCGTTAAAATTTATATATTATTTGAATTTTTTTAAAAATGAACTATATTATTTATGTATGGTAGTTAACATAAAAACTCCATTAATATTGTAATAAAAATTAATTATTAATCCTTTTAAAACAATAAAAATTATGAAAAAAGAAACATTATTCAATTTTATGTGGAAGCAGGTTAAAGAAGCTTACGATTATTA